GGGAGCATGAGCTCCCCTTTTTATTTAATAGATTTAAGACTATCATTCTTTCTATAAGCCATTACATCAAATGTAACTCCTGATGCTGAGTTGTCAATTCTTGTTTTATGTACAAGTTTACCATTTATATAGATGTAGCATTCATTTCCTAAAGTTATTGTATACACCATGTTTTATTTTATTATGGTCCAAAATAATAAGTTCCTGTTGATATCTCTTCATCATTTCCTTCTACAATATTGTAACAATGTGTAGATAGAGTGGATGTTGTCACTCTGTTTTTGTCATCTTTCTTAATAAAATACTTAGATGTTTGCATGTATGTATAGTCATTTGACTCTTCAAAAATGCTTACATATTTTGCAGTAGCTGTCAATACCATATCCCAATCATATTCAGGATACTCTTGAAAAAACCACTTAAACTTATCATAAAGTTCTTTAGGATTAGTTCTAAAAGACATAGTGCTTCCTTGTTTTTTACCTTTAGGAAACAACTCATTATATTCTTTTATCTTTTCTTCCCAGTCTTTGTATGATACTTTAGCTATCTTCTTAACAGTTTTTATATTACAGATATAAACTTCAGATTCATGTACTACATGTGCTGCTTTTGCAGTAATAGTGTAAAACAAACCTTGAGTTTCTGATTTGTGTTCTGTAACATAACCACTAAGTGATAGTTTGTATTGCTCAGATGTATAAGGGATACCTGTAATAGGAATGTTATACACCATGCAATACAAAATGTAATGAGCATTTGGTGTAAGCTCATGTTCAATTAAAAACTCATAAAACTCTTTCATTGTCCAAATTATTGTTTATAATAAAAGATCTTTTTAAATCTTCCAGTTGGTTAATAAACATCACGCGCTGATCAATTTCTAAAGTACATGCAAAGTCTATAATAGATGATAAAGATTCTGTTATGCTTACATATACTTCTTTTAAGTAAACTTCTTTTAAATACTCAGGATGATGCAGCATAAAGCAATCATAAAAAGATTTAAATTTTTTATCATACAAGTACGCAGTGTCAAATTTTCTTAAAGAATATAAGACTGTTGTATGATCTTTGTTTACAGTTTTGCCAAGTTCTGTTAAAGTTATTCTAGGATTGATAATTCTATACAGTTTATAGTATATCAATCTTGCATATACTTCATCATTTGTTTTTGTGCCTTTATCAATTGACACATTAAAAAAAGAATTAATATCTGATTTTAAATTTTCAAGTTCAATCATTTTTTTTCATTTTGCTTTTTTAAGTTATAATATTGATTTAAAAGTTCTTTTCTTTTTGCTATAATCTTTTCATCATTGCCTCCTTTTTGTAAAAGCAGATCAAGCTTATGGTCATAAGATTCAATCTTTGACAAAATCTCATTAATTAATTGTGAATTCATTGTTAATAATTTTTAAAAAGTGTTAACTACAAAAGTCATCAAATTAATTTACTTACACAAATAAATGTGCAAATATTTCAAAATGATTACTTAAAAAATAGTATATTATATATGTGAGAGGCATGTATTATTTTATTTATTTTTATTTATTTTTATATGAAAACATACTTATTACAGTTGTTAGTAGGATTATTACTCTTTTTTACACCTATTCAAGGGTTAGTTGCTGCTGTTGGCTTAGTAGTTATGCTGGATACCTTTACAGGTATTTTCAAATCAGTAAAACTATATGGGTGGTCTTCTATAAGAAGCAGAACTCTTTCAAATATTGTCAGTAAACTACTTTTGTATGAAATTTGTATTGTCTTATTATTTCCAATAGACAAGTTTTTATTAAATGAGCTACTGTTACATCTTGTTTCAATTCAATTCTTTGCAACAAAACTAACATGTGTTATTGTAATCTTAATAGAAGGTACTTCTATAAAAGAAAATGTTGAAGAAGGATTAAAAGTAAGCATTTGGAAAATTTTAAAAAATGCAATAAAGAGAGCAAAAGAAGTTAAACATGACATTGATGAACTAAAATCATAAACTATGCAAAAACTAACACACCATTTTACTGTTATATTAATAGGTCTTCTTATTACTATAATCATATTACAAAGATCTTGTACAGATCCTAAAGTTGTAACTCCTGAACCAAGTGTTGTTACAAAGATTGATACTATTTGGAAACATGTGTATCATACTACAATTAAAAAAGTCCCTGTAAAGTCATACATCTATTATGAACCAGAAATTGTTCGTGTTACACCAAGTGACAATATAGATACTTGCAAAGCAAAGTTTAACACACTCTTTAAAAAACATAGTATTCAAACTATTTATCAAGATACTTTAAAGTTAGATAGTTTAGGAACAGTTACAATTATAGACACAGTGTGGTTAAACAAATTAGGTAAAAGAGTTTATATTCAAAACATCAAAATACCTATTGTAACTAAAACTACTACAATCACTAAACAAAAACCTGCAGTGCGTCAATTATACATTGGAGGTAACTTATTTGGTGATAAAACTAAATTACAATTATTAACTCCAGGCATATTATACAAGACTAAAAGTGATCACATTTATCAAGCAAATCTAGGTGTGAATTTTGATGGTACTTTTACTTATGGTTTAGGAGCATATTGGAAACTATCATTTAAAAAATAATAAACCATGGTAACAAGTGCACAATGTTTAAAAAAATATGGAGATCCAACATTATTAACAACACAAAGTAAACATTTTGTATTGTGGGATGTTCCAGCAAGTCTTGAAATTGGTCTTATTCCTAAAAGAATATACTGTAATAAAGATCTTGTAGCACCTTTAACCAAAGCTTTTCAAAATCTTATTTCTACTGGAAAAGTTAAAGAAATTAAGACTTGGGATGGATGCTTTAATATTAGACAAAAAAGAGGACTTACCTCTATGTCTTTGCATTCTTGGGCAATTGCTATTGACCTTAATGCTTTTGAAAATGGATTAAACCAAACACCTAAATTATCTGCAGAATTTGTAAAATGTTTTACAGATGCAGGGTTTGATTGGGGTGGGACTTGGACACGTAAAGATGGAATGCATTTCCAGCTTGCAAAAATATAAAACAACTGTTCTTTATGTTAGTTGATTTCTTCTCTCTCTTCTTTTGAAAGACCCCCATTCCTGGGGGTTTTTCTATTAAAAGATGTACCTAATGTTTTTAATATCAAAGTACTTACTATACAATTCTTTAAATTCTGTAATCATCTTTGCCTTAAGTTGATACTTATACCTAATGTTATCTGCAGCATACTCAGAATCTTTAGACTCTTGAATTTCTGGTTTCCAGCATAAGGCGTTTACTGCATCACTTGCATTCTTATGTGACATGTGGTTATATGTAAGAAAGATACACTCACAAGCAAGGTTTATACCTAAATAAGCAAGCTTTTGAAAGAGTTTATCATACTCATCAAGCCAACCATCTTCATATATGATAGGACTAAAATTTATATGCACTTCCATTTTCTCTTGTAACTTAGGAATTATTGCTATTCTATCATCAATGCTATCAGTATTTGGTTCTAGTATATCTGCATACTTTTGAGGCATAAGACTTACTCTAATCCTGTGTTTACCAGGAGTTAATGTATAATCATCTATTCTAAATTTAGTAGGATACTTTGTAGCAAAAGTTGATTTTAACTTTGGATGAGTATTAAAAAAATCAAACACTTTTTGCCACTGGTAATATTTACCATGTAAAGCTACATCTGTGCTGCATCCAATGTCAATACAGTAGTATGTATCATCAACCTGATTAGGCAGTTTAGGCATAGGTTTTGATTCTGCCCACTTACCTATAGAGGTTAAAATTTGATCTGTATTTTCATTAAGGTATACTTTGTCATTATTAAATCTTCCTACATAACAGTAGGACTTCATACAACCACCTAAACAGCCATAAATAAAATTGGGAGAAATAGCGTCACTACTCCTCCCATTATCTCTAGTAACTAAAGTTTTGGTTTTTTGTTTTTTAATCTGCATTACATGTCTTATAACAATGTTGTTTTACTTGCAATTTCAATTTTAACATTACCATATGTTAACTTTAACAATATGAGTAACTGTTCTGCGTGACTGTAATCAACATGCTCTTTGTTAAAATCAGTGCTAATTTTAAAACCATTACCATCATCTATAAGTTCAAAAGCAACTCTTCCTCTAATATGACTGTTCCATTCATCTGTGTTGCTGTAAAGAAGTTTATGTGATTCACCTTCTTGCAGATAATCATACTGGTATTCATTGTCTATAAATATTTGTTGTATCATTTTACTCTTTTTTATCTAATTGTTTAACTAATTTTTTAATTGCTCTTAATTCACCACGTGTGATTGAAAATGTGTCAGATTGATGAGAATTAATTATTATATCATAACCTTCACCATTGGTCCATTCAGTAATTTCTATATAAGCATCTTTTGTAGATAAGTAACAGAAATCACCAAGGTCAGCAAATATTGCATCTCTTTTATAAGTCTTTGTTGCCATCTAATACTATTGTTACTTTTCTAGTTTCACAACCCATTTTATGTATATTGCCAGCCAAATGACAATAGGGACATTTTTCAGTTATAATTTTATACCCTGTGTCAATACGTTTAAAGTCTTTGACAACATAATCTTTAAATCCAAAACTATCTAAAGGCATACCTCTTGATATGTATGGACCACCAGAAGGATCAATCATACTGATTTCATTTTTTAAAGAATCTACCATTCTTACATACTTATCACCTAATATGTGTTCTTTTTTTACATCATCATATTTATGAACAGCACTTTTAAACTCTTCCATAGTTAATTGATCTTTACTAAAATCATCACAATAAGCTGCATAAGCTCTTGTATAGTCATTTGGCATACCAAATCTACAATACTTAAACTCACCTTCCCAAAGGATGTTATGATTTTCATCTTTAGTAAATGTATAAACATCTCCATATCTGTTTTTATAAGATTTAACATCCATAGTATTATGTTTTATATACAAAGTATAACCCTAGCTCATTGTGAGATTTAGGATTTAAGGTTGTACTGTTTAATTGATTACTAACTGTTCCAGGTAATATATGAGGCATAAGCTTATGTAATAAACGCGTGTTTTTAAATTCTGCTATACATTCATTTTTTAAATTGTATACCAAAACTGGTTTTTTGTCAGATGATGAATCTTCTTTTTTACAATACTCAGATTCATGAATTGCAATAATTCTTTTAAGTGCATCTCTACCTACAGATTTAGTAGTGACAGCTATTAACTCTAAATCAAGCATGTAATGGTATTTTACACCAAACTCTTCATGATTAAACAAAGGTCTTTTACCTGTGTCAGCAGGATAATACACTTTTCTAAATTCTACCATATTGTCAAACATGCATATGTATGTTCCATCAACACCATATACAAATACTTTTTTGGGTTCTCTACCTGCCATTTTATATTATTTATAAAGTTTATGAGTGTCTATATCAGCAAAAGTTTTAACAAAGTCTTTTAGAGCTGTTCCACATTTTTCAGCCATGTCAACTCTAGAATCCATGGGTATATTTTCTTTTTCTTGAAGTTCCCACATTTTGTCAAGTATTGCAGTCTGAAAAATATAAATAGAAGCTCTAAACCCTTCATTATTGAATCCAGGTTTATGCTCACTAAAATCAATCAGAGTGTCTTGTATTTCTACTAGTATAGGACTTAATCTTTCTCCTAATGATTCCATTATAGTCTATCTTTTAAACTTGCTTCACAAAGTACAAGATAATTAATTAAATCACCCAGTTTCTCATTAATAACTTCTTCTTTAGGAAAGTTTCCTTTTTCTACATCATTAAGTATATCCATAAAAGATACATAATGTTTAAGTGCAAATCCCCACAAAGCTTTTTCTCTTGTAGTATTACCTAATCTAGCAGCTATGTTAAAGTTATGAAGTGGATCATTGTTTCTTCTATACTCTTTACCTTTTTCAACTAGTGTCTGTTGGATTTTTTGTACACGCTCTTGTACTAAAAGATCAAATTGTTTTTCTGTCATTTTATTGGTTTGTTTTTAGTGTTACATGTTTTACAGTTAAGTGTTTCAGGATCAAAGTTTGTTTCTGTCTTACACTTGTCACAATACTTGTATAATGCTATCATTTAAATCTAGCTTTAATACAATCTTTGCTAATGTCAATGCGTTTATAACGCTTAAGATATCTTCTTAATATTTCTTCTTTGTCAAGGTCAGAATCTTTAAATCTTAAACAGATTCTAACATAAATTTCTCTAATAAAATCATTCATAATAGTTAAAATTATGAGGGAGCTTTTATACTCCCTCTTATTAAAATAGTTCTAATTGTTGTCCATAGCTACCTGAAGAGGGTAGCACTGTAGATAGTTTTTCTATCTTGTGTATTTCATCATATATCTTATCAAGATAATATGAGTCATCTACACCATAATCTTCCCAAGGTTTGTTTTCTACTCTGTTAAAAATAGTTTGTTGAACCTTAGAACTTTCCAGTTGCATTTCTCTACCATCAGAGTGACGCTTAATTAACTTGGTACCTTTGTTAGACATAAAGTATCTAATAAGCCTTTGCAGTTTGTTTTCTACATATGCACCTTCTTCAATTTTACGTTCTATAAAGTGCCAGTCACCTTTAAGCTTTGCACCTGCACAATAGTCAAAAATGTTTCTGTTTTCTTTAATAAAATCTTTTGGATCTACTCCATCTATAAAATAAGCATACAATGCTTTAGGAACTATTAGGAAAGATTTGTTTTTATGAAAAGGTAAGTCTTTGTATTCAAATCTACCTTTACATTTTACATCTCCAGTATCATAAACTGCAATGTAATTGTTCACATCTCCAATAATCATTTTGTCATACTTAACAGTTTCTAGCTCTAGCTTAGTCATTACTTCCCACTCTTTGCAAATTTCAAAGAACAAGTCTTCATACTGCTCATCTAATAAGAACTCAAGACCATCTGTGTTTTGCATAAGAGGTTGAGCACCAGGTATCCTAGTAGCCAACATCTCATACAGCATTGCTAGTTGTAATTGACCATTAACTGTAATTCTAAAAGTCAATTCAGGATCATACAAGAAAGAGTTTTTCTCTTTACTTAAACCATACGTAGAATTTAAAATAATCTTAAACAAATAGTTCAATGGGTCCTTTTTGCTATATTTCTTCCTCTCTTCAAAGAACCATTCATACAATTCACAAAAATCCTTTATAGGAAATTGTGCAGGACCCCATTGATTTCTAATTGCTAAGTTTGGATAAAAAGATGTTACGTCTGCAGACAGTATAATCTTACCATTACCAGACTTATATATACCAGGTTTTATACAACCATGTAATCCACCTAAGCCAAAATCAGTTTTTACTCCTCTATACATCATTGTGTATTTAGGACCTTTAAGTTTGTCATCCTTGTCATCATACAACTTAGTATCAACAACTAGATTTTTAAACCAGTTGTGTACACCTTTAAACTCAGGTGCTTGAAATTCTACCATAGGTAAAATAATGTTTCTGATGTTTACATAATCTCTGTAGGTGCGCATCAGTCTTATTTCTTTTTTGCTTAGTCCTAACTTTTGAGATAGGAAGTGCATAAAGATTTCTTTACTAATACGTGGCTCACTTGCAGAATACAAAGATGCATTATAAGTTTTACTTAGTTCAGCTCTTAAATTAATTTGTGCTGCCATAGGTCTTTCACCTTTAGCATTTTTGTGTACAAAGATTTGTTTAGTGGATAATACGTCATTGATACAATAATTGATAATATCATTGAGTGTATCCTCATCTTCTACAGGCTGAGTATGATGGTGAGGCATCTCCTCTACATTATACCAATCCATAGAAAATTGGATCCACTTCAATGAACTTCTTTTAGCAGCATTGTCCCAGTGATTGAGTTTGAATATATCAATACACTTAATGCTTAATTTAAATTCTGGATAGTCTGACCATTCTCCTGCATTTGACTTTCTAATTGTTTCAGCAGCATACTGCGCAATACTTGCAGTGATTTGATCTGAATCTAATTGTAGAAAGTCTTTTTCATATTGCAAGACAAACTCAGTAATTTGAGCATCAAATGCAAGATTGTTATAACCAAGATGCCAATCATTATGCTCCTTGCAATCTTTAAGGAAATCTATGAATGCTTTCATTTCATTTCTTTCCTTATTGACTACAAAAATCTTTGTTTCACTAGAACTATAACTAGTAAAAACTGCAACAAAACAATTGACAATGGTTTCATAATCCATTACCCAGAATTTTCTATCTCTCATTATTCTTCTAGTATACGCAATGACTTATGTCTACTGTTCATTGCAAAATAATCTACAAAATCTTTTATATCTTCAGGTGTATCAATATAATACTCATAATAAGTATCCATAAACACACGATCTTCAACAAAAGAATTTGGGTTGTCTAAAACTGTAGCTCCTTGCTTTAAGATTACAGCTCCTTTGTCATTTAATTTAGGAAACATCTGAGGTTTCTCTTTGTACTCTTTACTAACAACAGCTAGCACTTTGGTCTCTGGATCATATATTACTTCATTAAATGGGCAATTTAGATCTATTGGTACCATTCTAAAGGTTTTACTACCATGCCAATCAGTATTATAAACAAACATGCTTTGTTGCATATATTTTGGTTTTAAATTAAATTTATTTCTGGGTGTTTCAGTGTGCACATTTCTTTTTTAGAGTCATATTTGTCACAAAGTTCACCAACTTTTTTTAATACTTCTACATCTATTTCTAATATTTCAGCATACTTGTCAAAATAAGATTCAGGGAATACATAAGATTCAATAAATACCCATTCTGGTGTATGAATGCCATAATAATTAGTCAATAGCATCTTAGCGCGTGTTGTAAACTTTGAATACTTACCATCTAGAAAACTTTCATAGTCTTCTTTGTAAATATTAAAATCAAAAACATACACTACATGTTTGTCATCAATTGGTAAGCAGTAATCTAACATAGGATGATTAATCAAATGTTCTTTTTCAAAATCATACCACTCTGTAGTAGTTTCACGTTTAAATGTACATATCAGCTTTTTAGAATCTTTACCATGAACATTATCCCATTCTAAATAAGTCTGGGTAGGTTTATAGTCTTTCTTACTAATCTCTAATAGAGGATACAAAAACGTAAATGACTTTTGAAAATACTTTTTATAAATACCATTTATCATATTTCAAGTTCATTATTTTTTAAAAATGCATAAGGTAAATCAAAGTTCCTATTTTCAAAATGATATGCAGCTTCACTTAATTTTGCATTGGTATCTCTAATCCATGTTTCCAAGGTTGCTTGAGATATCTTAATTGGTGCCACCTGCATGTATGGGTCTACAACAATGAATCTAAATTCAAAATCATAGTCAGAGTATTTAGGAGTGCTTAAGTAAACATTCTTTACTAAGATGTAATAAATAGATGCTTGCATCCAGTATCTCCAAAAAGATATAGAATCTTCAAATGAGTTTAAATCTTTACTAGTCTTTTTTAAATCATTTACTCTAATCA